CACGCCCATGATGATCGCGACCGGTCCATCGATCTTTTGCTCCGGTTTGTCCTTTCGGGGGTAAATGTTTTCCTTCGCGTCCTCTTTCGCGACGACGTTGCTCATCATCCAAGCGAGCACGGGGTTCCCGTCGTGGTGAAAGCGGCACGACTTCACAGCCGCCATCACCTCTTTCATGCCGCCGGTCATGTTCTGCACCGTTTGCCGGTATTCGACGACGGTTGCGCCATCCTTCGCGAGTTGGTGCGCCAGTTGCGTCGCGCGCCAGGGGTCATAAACAGCTTCGACGATGCGAAAGCGCGACGAATCGGCGCGCACGTCCTCGCGGATGATGTCGAAATCGATCTCGGCGCCATCGGTTGCGATCAAGTGCCCCTGGATCACCCATTTCCGGTAAAGCGCCTGGTTTGTCTTGTTTTCTTCGATCGCGTCTTCCGGCAGGTAGTACCGGCCAAAAGCGTAGTAATGGTCCTGGCCGTTCATCTGCCGCTTGAACAGCCGCATATAGACGCAAATGTCGTTCTTGCTTGCGAGATCCAAGACGGCCCAGCACTCTTCGCCAGCGAACTCATCAATCGTCAGGCCCTGCTCGGCGCACATGGCCCACTGTTGCATGTTCATCCACGCATTGCGCGCCGAGCACCACACGTTCAAGTGCTTTGTCTTGAACCGGTTTTGCTCGATCGGGTTGAGCGTGGCGCTTCGTTGCTGCGCGGCGAGAAAATCGCCGTCCACCGAGACGCCGAAATTCGGGTTTGCCTTGGCGAGCACGCGCGGATCTGCCCAATCGTCGTCTTCGTCGATCGTGTAGATGATCCCGAACAAGTCGTCGTTCTCGACTAGCCCGTCGAGCATCTTTGTCACTTCGAGATGCTTGTCGTAGCACGGGCCCGCGAGGTTATAGCCGGCCGTCGTAATGATGACGATAAGCGGCTGCTCGCGGGCGCCCATACCGGTTTGCATCGTGTCGAGCATGTCAGGCGTGTCGTGCTCATGAAACTCGTCGATGAGCGCGCATGACGGGCTCGAACCGTCGCCGGGCTTGCCGATAATCGGCTCCATCTTCGAGCCGTCCAGCGGCCGGGCGAGCGACTTTGCCCAGACCTCGATGCCTGCCGCTTGGCGTAAGCCCGGCGTGCGCTCGATCATCTGCCGCGCAGGCCCGAACACTTCCCACGCCTGCTTTTCGGTCGTTGCGCCGCTATACACCTCGGCGCCGGCTTCGTCGTCGGCGATGAGCATGTAAAGCCCGATGCCGGCGCCGAACTGGCTTTTGCCGTTCTTACGCGGCAACTCGGCATACAGTTCGCGAAATCGCCGCATGCCGTTCTTTCGGCGTTTCCACCCGAACACGCACGCGAGAATGAAGCACTCCCACGCCTCTAGGTGGATCAACTCGCCGCGCTTGGCCCATTTGCCCTTGGTGTGCGGCAACAGTTCGATGAACTCACAGGCCCGCTCTGCCGCGTCCGCGTCGAAGTAGTACGGGTAGCCCTTCGCGCGCGCCGCCTTTAGGTCGTCGAGATGGCGCGCGCAAGCCCGTTGCACCCATTTGCAGGCGGGCACGCCCCCACCGAGGACCGCGCGCGCGTAGTAGTGCGCGGCCGTTACGTGGGGATGGCGCATACATCAGCGCTTGCCGACAAATTTCGCGTACTGTTCGGCCGGGTCGGGTTTCTTCGCGGTGACGCGCGAGCGGCTCGAAGGCGTCATGCCGAACTCGGCGAGCAGCTTTGTCATCTGCTCATGCGCCTTGTTCGCTATCGCAAGGTAGGGCGATTGGATCGGGTAGCCCGAGGGCGACTTAACCACCGTGCCGAAGCGCACGATTTGCGCGTTTGCGTCCCGCCAGCGCGCGAACGCCTCGCAATACAGGCCGAGCGCGGCGACATCGATCGACGTCAGTATTCCGGCCTCATGCAATTGCCCTGCAATGTCGGGCCAGTGCTTTTGTGCTGCGGGGCTCAACCAATCGGGCGGTTGGCGCGCTTCGGCGAGGGCCGGCGGCGTCGGTTCATTCGCGTTGAGGGGCCGCTTGCCCGGATTGCCGCGCACGAGCTTTAGCGCGGTGGGAACGGGTTTTGGAGCCATTGTGGAAAGTCCTGGTGGGTCAGGGATGATCCTGACGGGAATCTGTCGATTCGTCCTCGAATGAATCCGGGATGAAACATATCGTTCAGGTGTGGCGAGACAGAAACGCCGCACAAAACCACCTAAACGCAAGGAGCCAATCATGAGCAAAGCAGCCCAAACCCAAGCCCCCGCCGAACGCGCCAAACTGGACGACGCCGCACTCGCCAAGATGGTCGTGAAGTACCAAGCGCAGAACCCGGACGACTGCGACCCGAAGCAATCCAAGCATGTGCAGCACATCGTTGATGCCGTGCGCGCGCAGGGCTACTCAGCCAGCATGGCGCGCGTTGCGCGCGCTATGGAAACCGCGGTGCCGGCCCCCGCCGCCGCCAAGAAGGCCGCGCCAGCGAAGAAAGCCGCGCCCGCGAAGAAAGCCGCCCCGGCGCGCAAGACGGCGGCGGCAAAAAAAGCCGCAGCCTGACCATGAACGCGGACGCCGGGGCGCTTGCCCCGGTGTTGCGTCAGGCTGAACCGCCCCGCATGCCGCCGACGAAGCTGTCCGTGCTGCTCGCCGCCATCGCGGCCGAGCGTTGGCCCGAGGCGCTGCGCATCGCCGCGCGCTTCCCGGACCTCGGCGCCCATCGCGCAGCCATCCTTGACGCGCATCAAGCCTGCGTTAACCCGCGCTGGGCGCGCTCGCTGGGCAAAGACCCGGCCGCTCTGATCGCCGCCGGCAAAGCCGCGCTCGTCGCGCGCTACGTCAAGCCGTAGGCGGTGCGTCGTCGCCATCATCGCCTTCGCCCAGGCCCTCAAAAAGGGCCTCATCTACCTCAACATCGCCGCACGCCAGGATGGCGCGCTTGGCGTCGCCCTTGACGAAAACCAATACGTTCTGGTGCGTCTTGCCGAGCTTGCGGCTCGCGGCAAATTGCCGGCCGGCGCGGATTGGCAGCGAGCCCACTGCGGTCACAAGGATGGCCTCGTTGTAATAGGCCAGGCCCGCGTCGCGGAACGCCTGGACAGTGTCGCCCACGAAGTCGTAATACGCGCCGTCCGGGCCTCGTACCTCGCCGACAACCACCGCCGCGAACCGGTCGCGCTTTAGCCACGCGCAGGCTTTCGCGATGATCTCGCGGTACGCCTCGCGAAAGTCCGGGTAGGCGAGCGTCGAAAGGTCCGCCGGGTCGTTGCTGTAGACCTCAAGGTCCGCGTAGGGCGGGCAGGTGAACAGCATGTCGGCATGGACGTCGGCGCATGCGGTGTCGATCGTGCGGGAGTCGCCCGTTAGCCAGCGCGGCATCGGCTCATCGGGGCCGATGATCGCCTCGGCTTGCTCGCGGTTCGCTTCGGTCTGCGCCGCGCGCAGGTCCATGCCGACATAGGCGCGGCCCAGCTTGGCGGCAACGATGCCGCGCACGCTTCCGCCCGCGAACGGGTCCAGCACCAGCCCTTGCGGCGGGCAGAACCACCGGTAAGCAATCTCGCACAGCACCGGATCGAAGATGCTGGTGCCGGTAATCGTGCGGTGCGCGCCGTCGTAGCTTGGCAGTTCGCCGTGCGTCAGCCCCGCCGGTATCGGGCGTCCCTTGCCGTCGCCGCGTACCGTCTTGCTGCCCGGTACGTGGCCCTTTTGCTTCATCGCGGGCATCAGGCTCCCCGCTGGCGTCGCGTTCGCCTTGTAGCGCCCGCGTAGCGCCGCGCCGTGGCCGGCAAGGTTGTCGCTGAACACCATGTCGTCGCCGCGCCCGAGCTCGCTGCGGATGCCCAGCGCAAGCCACGCGCGCTTGCGCTCTTGCCACCAGCCCTCGCGCGCGTTGAGCACGCTAAAGGGCGGCACCATGAAGCGCGCGGCGAGGTTGCCGGCGCCGCTTTCCGGCGGCCCGGCGGCGCCCGCGCCGCTGCCCATCCAGTCCTCAAGCTCGTCGGCGCTGAAGCCGAGAAGCTCCATGTTGAACGCAAGGCCCTCAAGTTCGCGCAGTTCGACGCCGAGCAGTTCGCCGTCCCAGCCGGCGGAAAGCGCCAGGCGGTTATCGGCGATCAGGTAAGCGCGCTTTTGCGCTTCGGTCCAGCCTCGGGCGACCATTACCGGCGCCTCGGGCCAGCCGAGCCGGCGCGCGGCCATCAAACGCCCGTGTCCGGCGATCAGGGTGCCGGCTTCATCAACGAGGAGCGGCATCGTCCAGCCCCATTCGCGCATGCTGGCGGCGATCTGCGCGACTTGGGCGTCCGTGTGCGTGCGCGGGTTGCGCGCATCGGGCAGGACCGCATCAAGCGGGCGGCGCTCGACCCGGTCGGCGGGCCACTGGCTTAGATCGGCCTCTGCCATGTGGCCCCCCCCTGGTTTGATGCGCGGCGGCAAAAATCCGAC